TTGTGTGGCATTGAGTGAAAGCATGTAAATTGCTCCGCAATTTTGTCAATTGGTTAAATAGTTAAATGGTCAAATGGTAAAAACGATTTAACAAATCAACTATTTAACAATTTAACAATTCTGCTAATCCGCTATTCTCCCCAGTACCTTTAATTTCATGGTTTTGATTTGATGGATCCCTGCGCCTTTTCGTGGCCTGGAGAAGTCACAATCGAATCGAACGACATAGGTATGTCCATCTGTTGGATGCGCCCATTTAAATGATTCTGCCCGGCCGTTTCCTTTGGCCGCATCAAAATAAAAATCCATGATCGTGCCTGCATCCGCCTCGATAAGCCCATCCCATTGGAGGGTTGCATAAAATATAGAGGCATCTGCAAGGGTAATCCTTTCTTCGGACCCGTCATCACCCAGATGGATCACCTGGTTTTTCAGGCCCTTTTCCGTGATTATCTTCTGTGGGGTCGGTGTGGATAGGGTGACATCATTATCCGCAGTGACCGTGCTCACATAATCGTACATTTCCTTTGCAGCCATTCGACCTCGCTCATGGCCCCGGGTTTATCGAAGGGGCCATTATGATAATGCCTTTCGCAAGCGATTGAGTATCATGCTGTCTATTTCTGTCCTGTGAACGAATGATTTTGCAAGGACACGGCTATCCAGGTTCACCTGCAACTCTAAAATCGGGGTATCTTCATCATCAGATGTATTTTCTGCTGCAGGGGTCACTTTCTCGCCTTTTTCCAGTAAATAGGTACCGGTTCGGGGCACAGAGTCCAGCCCGCCATGTGCGACCCCGGCAAGGCCCGACCCTAATGCGCCGCCTGCTGTTCCTGCGGCTGTAGCTCCGGATAACATGGCGGCTGTGGAGGCGGCGGCAACTCCCGGGGCCATAGCAGGCCCAATAATTGGGATTGCTGCGGTAGCGGCAAAGGCCCCGGCATAGGTCTCAGCGGCCAGCGTTGCCATGCGGCTTGTTGCTTCTTGTACAATGAATAGTTGCGCCATTGTCCACTGTATTAATCTCTGAACACCTATCTCGATCAAAGCGGATATTATAGTTGCGGCCGTGGATTTCATGAGGGCTTCAAAGCTCTTACCTAGATCTTTGCCGTATACTATCGCCTGTGCAAATGCATCGCCTATGCCCTGGGCAATAGTTTGAGCAATTTCGATAGAAAGCTCCGCCAGTTGCTCGATATCGGATTTGGTTTGAATGATATAATTCTCCCAGGCGGCTGACATGGCTTCTGTCAAACTTGTCGTGCTCTCGAGGATAGCCTGGTCTCTGCCGGAGGCAGCCATTGCTCCCAATCAAATGGGGGGGCGTTCAGGATAGCGGCCGCTTCTTTGGCCTGTTTGATATAATCTTTCATGGTGTCTGTTTTTGGGGTTTCGCCCGGTGCGGCGGCTGGTGTCTCTATTTTTCGCGTGATTATATCCGGCTGGTCACCTATTTCTTTGACGCTTCGCTTATATTCTCCCCATTTCTCTAATGCTTTTTTTATGATTGCAATCTGACCGATCAAGGGTAAATTTAATACAGCTTGATTATCTTTCAGGAGTTTTATGAGCTTGTCATATCCTTTATAGACGAGTTTAACAGCCTCGGCGATGCCTGTAAGAAGATTCAATGTGGTATCCAAATATTCTTCCATTTTTTGGTCGATCAATGCTTGGTTTTTTTCTCGCCAAGCGTCAACCTTTTCTCCCATCTTGATCAGCCATTCCCTGGTTTGTTTCATGAGATCCAGCACGGTTTGATTCTTTGTAATGACACTGCCGAGCTTTTCCCTGAGATCTCCCCAGAGGTTCGACATCTGTTTGAGGCCGCCACTAAATGAATTAGTTGTCTTCTGGGCCACCTTAAATCCTCGGGCGGCAAATTCGGTGACAATCCGCAATTGCTCGGTCGCATCGTTTGTTTTGCGCAGTGCCGGGATATAGCGCCTGAGCATGGTAAACTCACCTTGTTGTGCCAGGGCGATATATTGCGCCATTGATTTGACGTCCCGGTTCGTAGCTGTTGCCAGGCCGATTGCCATTTTGGTGGCTTCTTCCACCTTGTCACTGGACACGCCGAGGTTTCTGATCAGGGCCATGAGGGTCAAAACTTCCTCATCGCCATACCTGGTAACAGATTGAATGCTGGTGGCAAATGCCTGATACCGGTTATTGAGCTGATCGGTGTAATCCAGATTTGCCTTGAGTGCGGCTGCAAGGGCGATCTCTGCATCCTCCTGGACCATAGACAATTGCGTCCAGGTCTTTATTGTGCTGATTACTTTTGTCATCACTGCCTTGACTGCCATTATTGCTGCAACGGCAGCAACTGAATACGCAACCCAATGTGACTTTAACTTACTGAATGATGTCTCCATACTGTTTGTTGCGGCCTTGGTATTCGTTTTGATGCGGTTAAAGGCATCCTGTGTGTTCTTGTCGAATTTCTTGACCGTGGCCGTGCCTTTGTCATCAACATCAAGGGTTATGAAAACTTTTTTACCTGCCATTCGACTCCTCTCATGGCCTTTCGGCCATTAACGTGCCTCACGGTTTTTTTCTGTAATCAGGGCATGGATCATAATCAATTTTTCAAGCATGATTTGCGCCTCATTTCGGGTGCACTGGATATTATAAATCTCAAACACCAGGGGAAGGGCCTGGAAATCATACACAAACTGTGTATTGATAATATGATAGAGGGTCCAGATCTCATCGTTGCCATCCGTAATATTTGCAATGGGGCACCTTTGGCATTCAGGCTCCGTGCCGAAATCCTGCCAGACCCGCTCGCAATGTGTACAATCAAACTCCGGAAAGCGAACCCGATACGTGACGAATGCCTCGAGGTTCGCTATGTCTTTTTTTTTCCCTCGGGATTCCCGGTGCTGATGGAATCTGCGTCACATGCCTCGATGATCTGCACCTTGACCGAGCCGGGGAGTTTGTTTTTCATAGCCTTTGTGCATTCCACATCCTGGCCCGTGAGCGGTGATTTTATATCTTTCCAGGCGATGATCATGTGATCAAGGAGATCCTCATTGACCGCAAAATCATCCACCTCTTTGATCCATCCGCCCTGCCGGAGATTTTTTGTACGTGTGGTATGCCGCTTTTCAATGTCTTTATATATCTGCGAATCAAAGCGGCGGAGCGTAAAACTGCTCTCTCCGATTGCGAGCTCAAAGGTTTCCTGATCCTCAATAATTTCAATAAAGCTCATGTAGCCTCCTTTCAGTCGGTTAGCTGATAGCTGTTAGCAGCTCAGCTCATAGGACTAAATTACTATGAGCTATGAGCTAAATTCCTAAACTGCTAATTCCGATGTATCGGAATTACACATTCGCCTTAAAACTCGGTATCCCATGCAATGTAAACCCTATGGCTTCTTTGACGATCTCGCCGATCGGGGCGTTAACATTGACGGACTTAAACGTGACCCAAACAATGAGATGATCCCCGGTCTGATCCTGATCCGGATCATAGGTAAAAAGCTCAAGGAGAAAATAGGCCTGTGTGCCGTCCGCCCCATCCTTGAAAGCCTCGAAAAATGAATCCTTTCCCGGGAAATATGAGCCTGCCCCGCCCTCGCCGCTTGCAACGCCGGGCAGCCATGATTTCCATTTTTCGCCCATAGCGGTGATCTCCGCCAGATCGAGATTAATAGTGAGATTCCATTCAAAGAGATACCCCACCTTTTCCAGGCCGCTCTCCAGGATATAGCCGTTGTTGCCGGTGATAGAAGTATTGTTGATGTTTCCATCAAAAAATATCTTGCCACTGGAATAATCGATGTACAGAGGCAGTGCGCTATCATAACTAAGAGCATGTTGGATGTTTGGATTGAGTAGGCGCTTCGTAATATCCGTAATCTGTGCCTCTGTGCCCGATTCCGTGCATGCCTCATTCTTGAGATTGCCGATGGTCCACTGATCATCGGCCGTGTGGCCGGTCGTGGCCCCAAAGGTAATGGTTTGGCCGTCGCTCAGGGTCTGGGCCGCACCGGTGATATTGACATCTTCTGTCCATGCACCGCCGTCCTTGCGCCACTTAAAAGTATCCGGCGTGCCTACGCCATCGATCACAACCTCAAAGTAGGCACTTGCGCCGCCAGAGAAACCGGTGCCCCAGGTGACATCATTCAGGCCATCGCCCTTGAACCCGTTCGGGCGCAGGCGATAGATTGCGCCAAGTTTTCCGTGTGTTGCGGACATGATAAAACCTCCGGTTTAATTAGCTGATAGCTCATAGATCATAGCAGCTTAGAACTGTCAGCTTTCAGCTAAATGGCTATGAGCTAAGCTGCTAATCCCGATCTATCGGGATTATGCTATTGTCAGCGATGGAGCGCCGTCACCCTTAAATGAGAACGAGCAAGTCACCTTTCCGCCCAGGTTTGCTGCAACAGGAAAAGAAGTGATATAGATATCGCCTGAGAAATAATCACCTGAATCCTCGAGCTCGATTTTCACATCCGTGAGCTTTGTGCCTGGCGTGACAGCGATAATATTATCCATAAGCGCCTTTTGCTCGGTATTGGATGGGTCAAACATACACTCCATTGTGCCGTCCCATTCGCTGCATCCGGGCAGCCAGGATTTCCAATTGGCGCCCTGGGCGGTAATCTCATCTAGGTCCAGATTAAAGTTTATGCTGCAGCCGATGGTGTAGCCTATATCGGTGTCGTTCTTATCGATCCGTACTACCTTTCCATGTATTGGATATCCCATTGTAAATACCTCCGTATTTTGTTAAATAGTTAATTGGTTGATTAGTTAAATCGTTTTAACTATTTAACTATTTAACCGATTTATTCCTTTTGCCTGTTTTGATTACCGGGGACCGGTACTCATAGATAACTGTATCATCCAGGTCCAGAATCTGGGTGACTGCCTCCGGACAATCCATGCACCCGGGCTGGACGTCATCCTTTTTGAGATTCTTGAGACATCCGCCCTTTTTCCGTGTGCATTTTATATTGATGATTCCCTTATATGGAGTCATGATCGTGCCTCCGTTTTGCTGTATTCAAAGATTAGTTTCTTTCTTTGTAAAACCAGTTCCTCAAAGCCGATGGTCTCGCTTTCGGTTTCAGAGGTGCACCGGGCATCATACATGCCACTGATAGAGAGATTATTTTCATCGAGCGAGGTATAGACAGCGGCTGCAATTTCAAGAATCCCGTAAATTTTGGGATCCGCCTGGCCAATGATCGGGCTCTCTCCTGTAGTAAGCTCCTGATAGATAATAATCGATACGACCTGGAGGACATTCCAGGTATCATGCGTATCCATGTCTCTGGTGACCGGACCATCCTTGATACC